GGAGTAGGTTATGACGGTTATATGGGATGCGGTTCAGGCACGATACGGGACGGAATTTCTGGTCAATCTTACGAACCCGCAATCGCCGGAATCCACCACCGTCAATGACACGAAAGGGGAGGCCGCGGTCACGGATGTGCAGGGCGACATTCGGACTTACTGTGGGATCGACTATGCCACTTGGTCGGCGGACGGCAATGACATTACCGCGATCGATTCGGTGGCCGTCGACGGCGTGATCGCGAAGCTCCAGATCCGGACGGGAGCCGGGGGAACCTCCTCCACGGAAAACCACAACAATTACATCGAGCGACTGAAAGCCGTGGCGAAAGTCACCGGGCGGGATCGGGTCATGCCCAAGACGGGATCCATCCTTGTTCCCAGCTCTGAGCAACGCGGTGAGGCGATCGTGCGGCCTGACTTCGATCGACGCAGGTTTGATGACCTGATCCCGAACGCGCCCGGCGAGGGTGAGGATCGGGGTGGAAACCAGATCGGGACGTGATAAGATAAACGGAACAAAGGCGATAATAAATGGCTCCGAAGACTCACTTTACAATGAAACCGACCCTCTTTGGTGCGGAAGTAAAGTGGCTTAACAAAGTCTCCCAACGTCTGGCCGACCCCCGGGCGATGCTCAAGAAAATCGGAGCCTACATCGTAAGTCAGACCCAGCAATCCTTCGCAAATCAAGGGCTCGCCGGAGAACCGAAATGGAAAGTCCGATATCCCAACCAGAGCGACCCGGTTCTCAACATTGCCGGGGTGGTGAGCGACTTCATCAAGGGTAGAAAAAATATCAAGGCATTTGATTTCCAGCGCCGACCTGTCCTGCGCCGTTCGACCAACCTTATGAATTTTTGGGACAAAAAAAAGGGGATGTCGATAAAGGGACGGTATGTCGTGGAAGTCGGCGCGGTCGGAGCCATATCCAGGTACGCAGGGCTGATGCAGTGGGGCGGTAAAAGCGAACCTCTCATGCTGACTGATGCGGTGAAGGAGCGGATTGAGGAGGCGATGGGAAAATTTCGGGAAGAGCGAAACAAAGCCCGCGACAAGGGAGGTTATCGCCAGGGGATGGGGACCGTTGAGTACAAGGTTGCAAAGGAACGGGCAAAGGCTGTAAACAAGCTGGGGGGCCTTTTGAAGAAGGACAAACGCCAACTGGTCACCACGGTGAATCCCCGTCCGTTTCTTCTCATAACGAAGAAGGCAGAGAATGAAATAAGGCGTATCCTGGAGCATGATATTCCCGGCGACCCATTGACCCGTTACCTTGAAGGAGCCTCCGAATGAGCCTGGCCGAAGTCAGAAAGATTCTTCATATCAGCGGAAGACTTTGCGTAGATCCCACCGATATCAGCGACTCTTCGCAGTTTCCATACGGGGGGACGGCGCTTGGAGTCACGCGGGACGCAGAGATTCGATTCGGCATAAAGACCTCCCTGATCTATGCGGAAGAGTTCGCCACGCCCGTGGAAGCCGTATACACGGGAGACACGGCACTATTCGCCTTCGTCATACGAGACCTTGACAACGACGCCCTCGCCGCCGTTTTCCCGAATACGGCAACAGGCTCAGTCAGCGGAGACAAGGTTATCGAGGGAAGGGTTAGCGGGGCGGGCGAGAACAGGGCCGGGTACAAGATGTCCGATCAATCTGTGAAGCTGTTGTTCGCTCCCCGCGTGGAGAAGACCGACCCGACTGCGGGGTCCACCACCTTCATCCCCCTGGACGAACAGCCGATGGTACTCATCCGCAAGGCGGTCCCTCTTGTCGAAGAGACAAGTATGCTACAATTAAGCATCAAGGCAGAAATCGGAGTCGGAGTGGTCTTCCAGGCCATTCCGGACAGTTCCGGACGGCTTTACGATGTGGGCAAGCGGGGAGACTTGACGCTATGACAGTTGATCGGTTCATGCTGGGCATCGGGCTTCTTCAGCAGGAAGGCGATCTTCCGGAAGATGCAAGAGAAGTCCTTGTGCAGGAATCGGAGGCGTTTCTCCGCGCTGGGGGAATGGTTACGATGGATCTATGGGAAAACCTTTCGCTGGAATCCAGGACAGCGTTTGTGGTTTCCGGAACTCGCCTGAGAATTGAAAATGCAGTCAGAATCGGTCTGGCCTCACAGGGTCAGGAGATGGCCTGTCGGGTAATGTCGGATGCTGACGGGGGACAGATGGAGATAACACACGCCCTCAACAAAGCCCTTGACTACGGAGAGGCGCGGTTACGGAGCAAGAAAGAGGTAAGCGGTGAACGTCTGGCAAGTATGTAAGCAGATCAAGTACCTGTTACAGCAGAGGAAGTGGGAGAACGATGCCTCCGGGGATGTTGTCTTCAACGCCAACAGCGTCAACGTGACGGTCGGTCCGATGGAACAGGCATTCGCGACCATGATTACGCCAGTTGCCCTGATCAGACCTGGCGCAGCCACGTCCGATCCTACACATGATGAGGAACCCAACTTGATCATGCAGTCTCTTGGCGTGATGCTTTCGGTGGTGGTCCCGGGAGATGAGATCGGCGAGAACGCCCTTCTTGGGGCGGGACGACAATCGCAAACTTCATCCAAAGGCCGGGGACTCTTGGAGGTCGAAGAAGAGCTTTACGCTTCTATCAGTCTGCTTAATTCTGTAAACGGGCTGGAGGTATACAACCGGGCAAAGTCTGACGCGATAGCGGAACTGGTGGATGAAACCCGGTACAGCGCCTACCGGGAATACACGTTCGAGGTGCTCTGCACTTCGGAGCGATTCTATCCATCCGTCACGCGCATGACGGCGGTGGATGCCGCCGGGGCGGGTGATGCTACCATCACCTATCTACACGCGCCGATACGATTTGACATTACGGAGGCGAGAATCCTGCGCGTATCGGGTGCGACTCCAACGACGGACCCGACTGATGGTGCAGCCACGGTCGTGGCTGCGGGAGGTGGTGCGTTGACGTTGGGAATCAAGACCGTGACGGACAGTCCCACAGCGGGCCAGTTCTCCTACTCGGTATGGCAAGCCTACGACGAGACGGGAAATGGAACGGTGGACCGATACTCCGACAGCGCGGCCACGGCAACGGTGACGGTGACATAGATGGTACAGCAGATACGCGATGCGCGGATAAAGGTGACGGTCGATACCGAAGAGGCAAAGCGCGACATCGATCTTCTCCGGAAATCCATTGGGAAAGAAACCACTTCTGTCGGTCATGTGAAGAGCGAAACCAAGGAAGCAGAGAAGCAGCTCGACACGATGATGAAGTCGGCGCAGAAAGCCAAAAATAAGGCGGCAAGGGGGTTGGCGTTTGTTGGGATTCGGGGGATGAGGACTCCGGACATCTACTCGGCTGGAATCAACGCGGCAGCGGCGGCATCCGGTTTGTTGATAAGTATGGCTCCGATTGTCGGACCTCCTCTCGGTGCAATTTTCCGAACATTCACAAGAACCGCCCTGCCCTTTGCCGAATTTGGCGGCTCGTTCATGGGCGAATTTCTAAGAGGGATGGTGGATGCCGGGGGTTTTAAGATAGACGAACTATTTGACAAAATACCCGATTTCATGAAACCAATGATGCCCCATGGAGTACCAGTGTCTTCCGATATGGCAATCCAGATTCTTGCCAGCACCATTACGGTGTTGTCAGGAGAGATGACGCAGTTAAGAATCGCCCAGGCGAACTTTGAAATGATGTTAAAGAATGTGGGGACGATGGCGCAGACAGACCTGGCTCTCCCTAACATGGCATTAAGCCAGGATTTCCTGAAAAATGCGTTGAAGGTGGAATGGCAAGTGGGGGACGCATCCAACTCTTTCCGAATGTCTATGGAGAAGACCATGCGGGGGAAAATGGGGCATGGATTTGGAAAAGTAGTGAGGGAATATTTCTTCGGCAACTACCAAAGGGGGCAGTAAATGCCAGCCGTGACAAGAGAATTAAAGATAACATACGGCAGTTATGTTGTCGGAGGATCTACAGATAAACTGATTGACGGCTACATAAACCTGACTAAGAATTTCTCTGAATCCTCCGTTGAATTTGATTTTGTAATCACCGCGGCAAGCGAGGCCGCATTCAAGACCGCCATCGATGCCGCGGAACTTGCGTTTCGCACACCTTTCCAGAACCTGACGGTGGAGCAGGGAGCGGTCACCCTCCTGGACTTGTCCCACAGTACGGATACAGGATTCAACTCCGAACCCAAAATCCTGAAACGACAAGATGATCTGAACACCGGACGCTCCAGAAAGTATACCGTGGAGATAACATTTGGAATGCCCGCAGATGCAGGAGTTCCAGAAGAAGGTATTCGGAACTCCTCCACGAATGTGGCCTATCTTCCCTCCCGAAAAAGACAGGTAACCATTTCCGGAATCGCAACGGCCATCAGCGGAACCGCATCCCGGGCAAAGTATGAAGCCATCATCGATGCGTTTGCCGCCTCGATTCTTACGGCCCTCGGCGGCACATACGAATTGGCAGAAGAGCCTTCGACCGACAGTGATTACGCCGACAAGGAGATCAATTTCAGCCGGGTATACGACGAAATAATCTATTCCCAAGCGAACAACCCAACAGCCATTGTCCGGATGATATTCAAGGTCACCCGAGGAAGAATGGCTCCGGGTGATTTTCCCAGCCCGGGAGCGGAACGCCTGGTTGCCCTCGATGCAACCTTTGACTGCTGGATAGACAAGAATGTCACGGTGGATCTGGAAGGCACATGGACATCCATCCGGAATTGGATATATGGGAAAATGGATTCAGCCTTCTCGGGTGGTTCCCTGGCGATCACAGCCTCGACTCCGGAATTTGATTACACAGATAATCGAATTACGGCAAGAGTCTCGGGGTTAAAAAGTACGGGTTCAAACCTGATTACAATGACGGAGACGGAAGACACAAGCGTCCAGACGGGTGTTGTTCTGGTTCCCGCGTGGAACGGTAATCCCCTTTCAAAGTATCGATACCAAGGGCCATCCGTATGGGTCCGAACAGTGACGACGAGCAAGCGGGTGCTTGGAGACCCTCCCGTATCATCCCTTAATTTAATGGGGCTCGGAACATTAAATTTCAGCCAGAACCTTATCAACCCGGTGGGAGGAGGTGGCCCTCAGAACCTTCCCTCCGCTCAACCGGTTGGGGGGGCGAACAATGTGGAAGAAGTGCTGGTATCGTGGAGAGAAAACGTGACTCCCATAAGAATCGGTATGGATGGGAACACCTTCATGGTGAGCGACATTATGACGGTGGGAACTTACCACCGGTACGTTCCTCTCGCGGCATCTACTACCAGCGGCGGTATTGCAACGGGTGGAGGGTATTGATGGTTACTGTCGCATCTTTTGGACCGCATGGAGGAACCCCCCAATGGCCCGTACTGGCAAGCGGTCCATGCAATTGGCTGATAAAAGAGGGGACCACACCGACCATTGAGCAGTTCCAGGTCACTCCTGACACTGCATCCGCGATGTGGAACCATGCGAAGGGTAACAAGCCGTTTACGCTGTTTCTTTCGTGTGAAGGTGCAAGCCTCAATATCGAATTTCTCTACATGATTGGCCGGGCAGCGGGACCGAATGAGTATGTGAAGGCCGTGGCGATTGCCGACCGACGATGGTTCTGGTCTTACGCCTGGATGGGACCGCGGAGATTCAACTGGCGGCGAAGAATCGGTGTGAAGCGTCCGGAGGAGTTCAACGCTCCGGCGACCATAGCAACCCCGGTATTGCCCGATGTCTACTACGCTCCCTGGAGCCTGAAACAGAAAGCCGACCCTAACCCCCTCACTCCACCCCCCGATCCAAACAGTTTAACGGAAGGGGTATGGAAAGCCAGGGACTTGCTGGAAGAAATCTTTGAAGTGGTTTTCCAGATTGAAAAGATAACTACCGGGAACGAGCCGAAAATTAAATGGCGAGTCCCGCGTCCAAAGGCATCCCTTCCCCTCGAGAATGTTATCATCGATTCCGCGGGCGATGATGCTATTGCAACCGGGTTGACCTACCTTCCCGAACATAATGTCTATATCCATCCCAACGGCGATGTCATTGTGAAGAACAAGACATTCGGGTCGGAAAGCTACCTTGCCTTGAAGGGGGACCGGGGAGGATTTGAAAAGGTCGGCAAGGGTCATGCCGAATTGATCGACAATGCGCTGGTGCGTCCCAAGAGAATCCATGTTCTTTTCACTCGGGAAGTGGAGGTCCGGTTCGACTTTTGGGAAAAGTTCACTTATGTATCAGGGGGAGGTTTTGGTTTCGCGGCAAACATAGGTGCAAACCAGTTGGAACAGAGCAAAGCCAGGATGATGTACAACGTCCTTCCCGTTCCCGATTGGACTTTACCCCACACAACTCCTCCCAAAGTCATGGGGACATGGGTAACCTTTGACGAGGCACTGGCCGTGTGGAATCAGTCGGTAAAAACTGATCTGGCAGACGAGGGGGTAACACTCAACCTCGACTATCCTCTTATCCGGAAAGCGATGGTCCCCTTCCTTGACCTGTGGGCGGGCTTTCGATTGCTGGGACTCTACCACCCCAATAATGATTGGATGGGAAGGATCGGCGCAATCCAGGCGCACTTTCGCCGCACGTTCATGATTAACCAGACATGGTTAGCCCGAATTCAGCAGATGAAGTCGTACCGTCAAGCCTGTGTGGACCCGGAGAACGGAGCCCGATCCCCCGCACTGGTATTGGCAAATCATACCCGATTGGCAAGCCAGAAGAGTATGCGGATAGATGCGTTGAAGGGTGCGAAGGGATGGAATGGCGTTATCAACCTTGCCATGCCCGTCCTTTCCTATCCAGCTATTTATGCAGATGATGTGGGGGAACCTCTCCCCTGCGTAGCGGAGCCAGCAACGCAATATCCCATCAAGGAAAGTAAAATCCCAGGATACGGAGCGGGATCTGGTGGAGGTGGCACGGGAATCGTTCACGCTCCTGCAACCCTGCAAATAGAAGATTCCGACCAGGGGATTCTAAGCATCGACTTCAAGGCTGACCCCTACCGCACATATGAACAGGTGCTTCCCGGTTTGATGCGATTGGAGGATATTAACCAAAATACTCCAAAGGATGCGATTCCTCCAACACAGGATTCAGGACCAACCGCAGACCCAACGCACCTCGACAAGCCTATCGCTTTCAATATGCTTTCAACAGTGAATTTGCAGATTCCCGCTCTTGCACCCAACCACAAGGTTGCCGTAATCTTCACCTGTATTCCCGCCTCAACCAGTCACCACATCGACAAAACAGATCCGGGAAACCCCATCGTCAACCAGCAACTGGAAGATGTGACCATTTGGGCAGATGACATCGATTTGAGCAAAATGGTTTCAACGGGAGTGAAGGAAAGTCTGACTGAGGCTTACGGCCCTGATATGTATATTCGCATCTCCGCGGCAAACGAAGTCGCGAGAATACAATGGCGGGATGAGAAGTACGAGGAGACCGAAAAGATTTTCGGCTTTCGGGATGGAAAACCAGATACAACAGGTTTGATCATGAATATGTATTCAACGCCAGGTGGTACCGAATACGGTGCAAGCCTGAACCGGATTGCTATGGCATCTGCCGCGAGGGTCTACAGTAGCCTGGTAAACCGTTACCAGGGGGACAAGACCAGCACCCTCCTTCCCGAAGCCCTTCCCGATGGATGGGTAAGTCAAGTGGCCCATACCGTATCGGCAAACGGGGAAGCCTCAACGCGGATTGACTTCCCCGAACAGATCCCGCAACTGGACATGATTTCCTACCTTGACAGCGGTACACGTGAACTGTTATTAAAACTCGCCCGACCTGGGGAATAAGGGAGAAAGGGTGACAAATGGAACTGAGTGATTGGCGTACCATTGGCGGTGTTGGCATCTGGCCGATGGGGGTCAAGGGAGCCCACAAGTGGGGAGAAGGCACCGACGAGAATGTTCTTCTCTGGGAAAGGCCATGTCTCTTTGGAACTCGCATCAAGAATGACAAAATAGGGGAAGGCCGTCCCATCGAGGGGGATAATGCCCTGGGTCATTACGTCGAAGACCCCTTCTGGCGCGGCGACATCATCGGCGGTACGCACTGGCAACGGAACACGCGGGACATAGGTGCGTGGCGTTGGAGTTGGCCCGTAGTGATAGGAGAGTTTATTCCTTCTCCTGCTCACATGACAACCTTCAGCCCCCTGACGGGCGGTGGATTCGATATCAATCGACCCAATCTCCCAACGGGTGGGGGCACAACGGGCCAGAAGCACGACCATCACCTTCAGCCGATAAAACGCATCAACCCCTACTCGGGAGAGTACGAAGCGGATGATCGGTTCACTTCCATCACGGCGAAGATGCCGAAAGATGATGACGCACAAGATATCTGGCCGTGGTTTCCCAAGGGATGGATTGGAATCATGGAGGGCGCGGATTGGGAAGATGACCAGCAGGAGCTTTTCCACTCCACAGATCCGCGAATCGTGGTTGCACAGAAGGGAAATCCTTGGGAGATGGGGTCGTGGATGTGCGATCTCAAGGACGAGGGCATCGACAAGTACTGCCATGCCTCCGTTCAGTCGATGTTCTGGGTAATCCAAAGACCCAAGTGCGATGATGTCCAATTTGGAACCGCCGCCGACAGTTTTGGAGTGCCGAACACAATCGCTTGGAACATAGGCGGCTCCGGACAGGGAGATCACCGCGGCGGCTTGATGATCGACAAGGATAGCGAGGCTGATGTAGGGACTCCTACGGGAGGTGGAGGAGGGGCTCCGGTAGAGACTGGTAGTAAAACCAATCTCAACCCTAATTCAAGTTTTAGTTTTACAAAATATAGTGGAAAAGCATCGGGAGGGGGAACGGGAGGACCGCTCGGTTTCATCAGTCAGCGACAAGCCGGTCCCATCGAAATCCCCTGCACGAAATTCGGTCCTTCTTCCCATCACATGGGTAAAGATAGGCATGGGAACGATATCTACTCCGCGCATCTGAGCATGAACTCCTACTTCACCTTTCCCGATGGAAAGTTGGACGGCCCGCTGAAGCATGACGGAAAATTTATCCCCCCCGACGAAGCGCCGGAACTGACTTTCGTCTGGTTTGGATATGACGCCGGTATGCCCCATGACTTTATCGGAGGACCGCGCAAGGGAAAACACCGCTGGTGGTGCAACACAAACAAATACTCTCCTCCCTGTTCACCTTGGGGCAATCCGACCGTAGGGAGTGCCCCCGGCTATGGACGGACCACAGAGGGGGGACCGGGCGCGGCATTCATGGACGCACCCCTGATGGTTCAAGGCTCTCCCTTGGGGGCGCTCTCAAACACATACATGGCCGAATGGACGTACAGCCTGCTCGGCGGCGACAGCCCCTTCGCCTTCAACGGAATGTCCATCCCTCAATACGGACAGGCTGGGGAAGATCCGTGGTGGGAGACTTGGTGGAAGTCGTATCAAGATACCCTAATGGACGTTGGCGAGAAGGTCGAGGAGTGGCGCGACAAGCTACCCGGAGCAAAGACACTTGCAGATGCCGTCGAGAGATTCTGGAAAAAGGTGGCGAAGACGGCGGCGAAAGAAGCCAAGAAAACAGGAACGAAAGTAAATGTCCTCATCGAGGAGACCCTCCCACTGGAAGATGGGAAGAAAAAATTCGGGAACTTCCCAACGGCGGGAGAGATATGGGAAGGGATGAAAGATGTGATATCGGGTCAGGAACCACTACTTCCCGGCAAAAAGAAACACCCGCTTACATGGAGCATCTTTGATCTCTACGAGAAACTGTGGAAACAGGCAAAGGAGCTTGCTCAAAAGTTCGACCAAGACCCCCCTCCGCAACAGCCGCCTCCGAATCTCCCCAGTGAAGATAAAGGTCATGGTTTTGAGGGAGACGGTCCCTTGGATCCCAACGCATTTCAGAAGCGCGTAAAGGTTCCGAAGGATACGGAGAAGAAGACTCCACAAAACCCACCACCAAAGAAGAAGAACCCCGGCGGGGGAGGCGGCGGAGGCGGAGGCCAGTGCGGCGGTTCCAACCAGTATGCACAGAAGGTCGGTCCCTACTCGATGTCCGAACAGCGCGGCTTCCTGACCTACCAGTTCTCCTCGATGGAAGAGGGCGGGTTGGCATACATCTGGAGGCCGCAAAAATTCCAGTCCCGGGAGATCGATTGGAAGAAGTGGACAAAGCCGAATCGTTCCTACCGCGGGTACACGGCTGATTCCTTCTCTCCCATCACCTGTCGGTTCGAGGCTTACGGGGCACAGGGTGCTAGGAACGATGCCTCGGACGATCCTCTCGACAAGGCTACGCCTTGGGTCTACACGCACAAGCCGCAGACCTATCGGTACATGAGCGGGACGGCCAACGGCGGCGTGGTGATGACATCCCCCGAAGTCGATCTTGCCGACTGGAGTACCGGCCTCGCGCCGATTACCGAGGTGGCACAGTCCACCACTCATTTCGTGGCCGGCCGCGGAACAAGGTTCGGCGCGGGGATGCCCGACCTGTTCCTCGGAGGCATGGAGGAGGGCTACTCATGGTACGAGGACGGCTCCGGAGGGCTCACCTTCTCCTCCAATGTGGAATCCACGCCAACGGAGCGGGTGAAGTTCAGCGTCAACGGGTGCGTGGGAGTCGGCGGCGATTCCTACGGCGGTTCGCTGGGGTCGGTGGTATTCATAGCCAACGCGACCCGTGCTCCAGTAAGCAATCCGACCAGCGGTGGAATCCTATACGTCACCGGGGGCGCCCTGACATACCGGGGAAGCTCCGGGACAGTTACGACATTAGCGCCGGCATAAGGCGCATGAAGATAGATGGAGTAAACCATGGATCACAGTTCTTGTATGGTAATAATCACTGCCCTTGGTGGGGGTGTCGTTTCGATGGCCGGGGGATTCTGGAAAATCCTGCTATGGTGGAAAAAAGAATCCGAAGGAAGGTTGAAAGATTCGCAGGAATTAAGCAAACTGGTGGGAGACGGCGATGAAACTCGAATCAACTAAAAAGGCCGAGGAGCTTCACCAGAAAAACGTCGCGGCGATCTCGAAGATGATCAAGGAATACGAGTCGCCGGACACCTCCCAGACCCGGCGCCTTCAATTAAGAAAAACATTCAAGGAAATAATCGCGCACACGGATAAAGTCCAGCAACAGGACAGCCTCTTTTTCCGTATGGCGAAGAAAGTTTCGGGAAATGGAAAAAAGGGAGAATGAAATGGCTCGGTACTTTATTCTTGGCAGTGTACTTTTGCTCCTGTCAATTATCGCCGGATGCTCTGCACTCGATGCCGCACTCCTCAACCCGGAAACAGGCGAGTACAGTCCGGGTAGTCCAGTCGGACTCGGTGGAAGTCTCCTCGGAAGTTTTATCCCGTGGGCCGGGGCAGCCCTCGGTGCAGTCGGAACTCTCTACAGTCAGGTCAGACGAAAGAAATATGCAAACGCTCTCAAGTCTGTTATCGGTGGCGTTTCTGCTGTTCGTGCTCTTCGTTCTGAGGCGGGCCAAATCAACATCACCGACGAAAAGTTCATCGAAATTCTCAAGGGAATACAGGAAAGCCACAAAACGGAGAAACTTGTCAAGCGATTTGTAGATAAAACAAAGGAGACAAAATGATGGATTCCAACCCACTACTCACCGTTGAACTCACCGCGTCGGAAGCACAGGCGATCAGCGCCGCCATCAATGCCGCGTGGAGGGAAGGCTCTGTAAAGAATCCCGAGTTCGGCATGGCACTGGTGAGTGCCTACAACAAGCTGGCACAAGAGGCCAAGAATGTTGACGCTTACAATCACTCGCAGGGAAACGGAGACGCACCCCTCACCGGGAACAATCAACTGCGAGAAGAAATTCCTGTTGACTCCGAAGCGTGAATATGGCTACAATCGGATTATGGACAACGATACTGAAAAATCGAACTGGGCTAAATACAAGCCAAACGTGAGATCAGAGGTCTGTGGTTATTGCGAGAAACCATACGAAGCTTGCCGGCCATGGCAGAAATTCTGCACCCAGCGGTGCCGGCTCCTGAGCCTCAATGTTCGGATCTCCGAGGGGCTGAAGCTCCTCAATAAATCGCAGTAATCTTAAAATAGTCCCTTCTCTCTGGAGGCTCCCCAGAGGCCCTTACGGGCATTCTGGGGAGTTTTCCTTTATCCCCCATAAATGCGATTAATCTTTTTCTTGAACTATCCGATCAATCTGTTATTATACTTATGTTCTTGGTTTGTTGATTGGAGGTTTGAGATGGCTGGTTTTGGTTGGGCTTCTTGGGTGGCGGGGTTTGTGTTTGCGGCCTCGGTGATCGTGGGAGATGACGGGGATCCGGTTGGGGGAGTCAAGGCACCGAACGGGAAGCCGGAAACTTTTGAGTGGGTTGAAGGAGGCGCCAAGTGAAGAAAGATGAGTTTTTCTGCGAGGGATGCCATCGGTACCGGAAGAAAGTCAAAGGGTTCTGGACGCTGGGGCCGGTCAAATACTTGAGTCCCGGAACTCTTGGATCGACCACCACTCGGTTGCGGTGAATTTCAAGGGGACGCCCACTGGGGAGATTCCCGTTTTCTCTCCGACCGGGATAGCGACTATCGTTAAAAAGATGGGAGGCGCCAAGTGAAGGAAATCTTTTTCAAGAGCTCGTTCGGAGGCTGGTCCGTGAAGCTGGCCCCGGTGGTGGGCTCGTTCATTGTCCGGGACGGGAAGGAGGGGAGGGCGTTACTCCCCTGCGATGATTGGGACAAGGCGGAGTTTCGATGGCCGAACCCGATCCCCGAGTGGCGGGAAAAACACGCCATCGCTGTCAACGTCGAGATCACCGGCCGGACGTTTCAAAGGATCCCATGGCATGAGGGCGACGACTGGATCCGGGTCAAGCTGACATGGATGACGGATGATGGTGAGCCTGATACATCTTCCGGTGGTTGGTTGTGGGTAACAGGAAAGGAGGAGACCAAGTGAAGAAGACCATCACATGGATCGGGTCCACCGGGTTCCACCTTTCCAAGGGTGAGATCAAGAAGCTCAAGGAGATCGTCCGGCTCATGGCGGAAAGCATGGGGCGAAAGCCGCGCCGGCATGAGTGGGAAGTTTACGGCGTCCGGCCCACGATCGCGAAGCACTGGATCAGCCTGTTCGATGCACACGGTGCCGGCGCTCTTGACATCAATTGACAATCCGATTAATCTCATGTATCATACTGATGAAGGAGGTGACCTGATGAAACGGCTCGAAGACCTGTTCTTGGTCTTGACCGAAGCCGCGGCTCGCCTTCGTATCCTGATGAAGGAGAACGAAGACTATGCCAAGGGATACCGGATGGTCCGGGAGGTCAGGAATGCGCTGGAGGAAGGAAGCCCTCAGGAGTTCACCGACAAGGAACTCCATGCGAAGCTGACCAAAGCCTTGCGGTTGATGCGGCCCTCGGTGGCCTTGACCGAGATTCTCCCCAAGCGATTCAAGTCCGAGGACATGGCCGAGGACATCCGGGAGATGAGGGAAGCCGCGGAGGCGAAAGGGAGGAACCGATGAGTATTAGAGCGAAGAAAGTGAAGAAGGTCATGGAGAAGTTTTTCGAGGATGTATTTCACCCCGGGCCCGGACCGGGGGCGGGATGGATTGACTACTCACCCTATGGGAAATCCCTTTCCGGGAAAGAGGTATGGGAGCAATTAAACAAGGATCACAGCAACGGTCATACCTCCGTTTCCTTCGCTGTCAACGACCAAGAGGGGAACCCCATCCATGATTCCCTTGACTGGAAACTTGAAGAATTTGAGACCTACCTTGAAGTAGGAGGTTGGATCACCACCGCCGCTAATCAGGGAATGAGGGAAGCCGAGGTACTGGCCATCCTTCACGATGAGGCTTTGATCTATTACGAGATGCCGGAGGGACGCCAGTTTTTGAGGGTGATCCAGATAGATGATATCGACAAGCGGTGGAACCATGACAATCACCGCTATAGCGCCATCGCCAAGGCAAGGATTCCGAAAAAGTGGAAGGCTCTTATTGAAGCCGACAGGCTTACGGAAATCAAAGATTCGATAGACGAGGATATTCCGGGCCGAAGAAAGGGAAGGAGATAAACAGAATGAAACTCGACAAGCGGCAGATGAAGAAGAAGATTGCCAAATTGTGGGCAGTTGAAAGTCATCATCTCCCCATCGATTGGAGCAAGATTACAATCGAACAACGTCAACACGCTACAAAGGGGTGGGATGAAGCTCTCTCCCCGTGCCCCTTTACCCTCGAATCCCTCGCCAAACTGGAAGCGCAGGGATACACATGGGTTTCCCTCCAAATCCTCGATACAGAAGGATTTGTCGTCACCTGTTGCACCGACTTCAAAATCGACGAGTTCAAAGTAGAAGGGGAGCCGACATGGGCAGAACTCAAAGCGGGGCGGTTAGATCTCCCGTGTTCCCGGTGCTGTGCTAACCCATGTTCCCACTACGACGATGAGCCTCACGTTGAAAGTGCCGGCCAGTGCAAGAAATGTTACCCCGGCTTGGATGATGCGGTTTTGATCGTGACGGGATTCTACTACCACGGACGGGGACTTTGCTCGGGCCATGCAGAATGTGTCTACGATGAGTTTTATGGTGGACAGGATGACATCCCTTACCGCGAGATTCGGAAGAAGGTGAAAGCATGAAGCATGAAAAGCTCCCACTGATCTGGCCGCCCGAAAAGGAGCCGGCTGTATGGGCGGCCGCGGTGGCGTTCGCGATCGGTGTGGTGATCGTTGTGGTGGCTGTTTTGGTGGGGAAATAAAATGATTGACAATCGCGATTGATCTCGATATTATACTGTTGAAGGGAGACAAGTGATGAAGCTCTTAACCAAGGCACTCGAGAAAAGATTTGCCGCGCTGGGAAATCAGGACGGCAAGGGGGATGACGCGATCGTCGTCGCCAAGTTTTTCAATCCCACCGGGAGCTGGACGTGGTACGCGACCGAGTGGATTCCGGAGGACGATGTTTTCTTCGGCCTCACTGACGGTGACTACGCCGAGCTCGGCTACTTCTCCAAGACGGAGCTCGAGGAGTTCAGGGGCCCCTTCGGGCTCGGGATCGAAAGGGATCTCCACTTCGATGAGAAGACGATCGGAGAGGTCAAGAAAAACCTCAACGGGATTTCCGTTGGGTAGGGAGGAAGGACGATGACTGCACAACGATTAAAAGCTAACAACGGGAAATTAGTCCCAAACTTCTGGGTCTACACTTGTTGCAAATGCGGAGTGGAAGTTACTTACGGACCGTGGAGTCGCAAGCCCGACGAATTTGCCAAATGCAGTTTTTGTTATGGAGGCGGGAAAGATCAGCGAGAAGTGAAACTTCGCGCCCCAGAGTCAGAGGAGGAAGGACGATGAAGAATCTAGTTTACTATTGCCCCGGCGACTCAATCGGAAGCCCTGCTCATGTCAACGCGGAGTTTGCCGATCATCAATTCGTCAAGGATTCGAGGACGGTTTGTATTTTGCGCTTCATGACAGGCGACCCAACAAGCTACCAGAATTTGCCTCACATTGACGGTGAGTGTGATCGTTGCAAACCCGAAAGGCCATTCCCGAAGGAGGAAGGACGATGATGAACGAACAGTGGATCAAAAACATTATAGGCCGGGGCTACGACTTGCAATCGGGTGATGGGTTCTTGGTGAAGTTGGAAGAGCTCCTTGCGACCCTTAAGGATCCTACAGATGACCCGAACTTCCTCAGCCCAGACCAGAAAAATCACCTTGCCCGAATCGAAGAGGCGGCAAGTGCATTACAAGGGGCCATCTATCTTGCGTTTGAAAACGGAATCCATGACGAAAGGGAAGGACAATGAATGAAGTTGAGACCATTGATGTCACCCCAACGTGGACCGCTCTCGTCCCCGTGATGATAGCGATCCTTACGGAGGTGAAGAACCCGAAGACAATCAAGGAGCTCACGCTCGAGCTGTTGAAGATGGCCGAGGGCGCCGACAAGTGGAACGAACACGTCAAGGAACTCAAGGAAAAGGAGAAGACGGAAGAAATTGAGTGGACAATGAATAAGGCTGATGACCAAACACGCAGGGAGGTGGAGCAGATGGACAAAGAAATGGAAGAAAAGGAGGAGACGAAATGATCACAGCAAGACCGTTGAAACCCTGTATTCATTGCAAAGCGAAGAGCTCCACGACGGTGTGCATCCTCTTTGCCAAGTCCAAAAAGGATGATATGTTCGTGCTCACCGGGAAGGGAATGGTGTGTGGCGAGTGCTATGAAAAATTTAACAGGAGGTCAGAATGAGTGCCGACGATCACAACGATTGGAGCCATCACATTTACCAGATGGCAAAGTATGGTGGAAACGATACCGGATCGTTTGCCGGCGCCATGGTCTACGCCTACTCGAAGGCGGACTTGCATAACCGGAGCCAGATCGCCAAGGCGTTCCCGCTCCTAGCACAGGAATGGGCGGTGGCTTTTGAAAGCCATGCGAAGTATATCGCGGAGCTGGACAGCATCAAGAAGGGGGAGAGCTCCAGAACCTCCGAGGATTATCTCAAGCGGAGAAGGGACAAGTAAGGACGATGATGAAGAAGCGAACGTGCCCGATTTGCAAAGACATTAAGGGAGAATACCCTACGACCAAAGCGGCTCTAAAATATTCCCGCAAGGGTTCGTGTCCTTTGTGCTATGCGATTGACCAAGCTTCTTTCAAGTACGATAACGAATCGGGTTGGAGAGGTGATTTTGAGGATTTCCGAGCCGGGTTATCAGAGGACATCCACGACGCCATGAAGGGAAAATAAAATTTGACATCTGCGATTAATCTAGTTATAGTGTGGGGACAGGGAGGATAAAATGAGGTCGAGAGAAGAGCGGGAAATGTATCTGAAGGATGCCATGATCATGGAGGCCAGTGCGGTCTACCATGGCAAGCGCGGCGAGTGGTTCACCTCCGGGCTGATGAAGGAGCTTCACAAGTCACCGGCACATTACCACGGCAAGGTGACCGGCGCGATCAAGGACGTCATCCGGCCAGCCTTCCTTCTCGGTGGTCTGGTTCACTGCCGGATCCTCGAAGGCAAGGAACGCATGGCCGAGGATTATACGTGGGACTGTCCGATCAATGAGAAGACCGGCGAGCCTTACGGCGCCGCAACGAAAGCATATCGACAGTGGGCTGATGATCAGGACAAGATCGTCGTCACGCCAGACATGGTCGAACAGGCGGAGCTCTTGGCCGGCGGTCTCGCGAAGAGCAAGCTCGCCTCCAAGCTCATCTCCAACGGGATCCCCGAAGGAGTGCTCCGCACCAACCTCACTCCGCGGCTGGCGATGGGGGAGCTGGACGTTACCATCCCATGTCAGATCAGGATGGACTGGTTCAACTTCACCGAGGGACTCGTCGATCTGAAGACGTGCGAGGATCTCGACTGGTTCGTCAATGATGCCAAGCGGTACCGGTACATTCACCAGCTCGCGTTCTACCGCGATGTGGCCGAGGCTTCGCTCGGAGAGTACATCAAGGATGTCTGGCCTGATACCCGGCTTCCCGTCTGGCTCGTCGCCGTCGAGAAGAAGGCGCCTTACCGCGCCGGCGTATGGCGGGTGGGTGACTACATCCTGAACATCGCGAGCCAAGAGAACGCGGTGCTCATGGAAGAGCTTCACCGCTGCATGGTCAATGATGAGTGGCCGACGCGCTACGAAGAACAACGCAGTTTCGATACACTCTGATTTCTTTAAGGAGACACACCATGGCACTTGCGGATCTTGTCCATTCGGGCAAGAAGAACGATCCTCACAAGATCCACATTCACGGCACGATCAAGGACGGGAAGTCGACGTGGGCATCGAACAGTTATGCCCCGCTGATTCTCGACTTTGAGGATGGCTTGAGTGCGTTGAATTGTGAGAGCATTCCTCTATTCGAGAGGACGATCATCGAAACCGGGGAGCACGTCGTCCCCACTCTGAACGATCTTTACCACGCTTTGTCGGTAGTCCTTGAGGACACGACTGGGAAAAACCAGACGTTGGTGTTGGACACCTGCGACTGGCTTGAGCGCCACCTGATCTACCCGGCAGTTTGCGCTGAACGCGGGGTGAAAAGTTTGGAGGATATACCCTACGCGAAAGGATATCACTTCGCCAGTGAGAAATGGGTCACGATCTTGGCGAAGCTCGACCAGATCCGGATCGCGAAGAACATGATGATCATCCTGATCAGTCATTCCAAGGTTGAGCGGTTCGAGGATCCACGGGCGGAGGCGTTCGATCGCTACGTCCCGAAGCTCCACAAGACGAGCTCGGCCATCATCAACGAGTGGTGTCATGGCGTCTTCTTTGTCACGAAGAAGATCATCACCAAGAAGGAGGACAAGGGCTTCAATCGCACCCGGGTCCGAGGGCTTGACACTGGTGACTCCGTCATGTACTGCACTGGCCAGCCATCACACGTAGCCGGCAACCGGCTAGGCCTACCCGCGGAGCTCCCACTGGACTTCGCTGCCTATGCGGAAGCCGCTTTCGGCACCCCCGCAACCGAACCCGTACCGGAGGAAGTTCCCCCGGTAAAGGAAAAAACCACCAAAAAACAGAAGGAGACTATCAATGGTTGACATGACACAGTTTGACTTCAACCCGGCCGAACGCCAGCCCCGTGAGAAAAAGGAGTTCGAGCTCCTGCCGCCGGATACCTACACCGCGGTCATCACCGATTCCGAGCTTCGGGATACCAAGGCCGGAACGGGGAACTACATCGAGCTCTCCTTCCAGATCATCGATGGGCCCCACGCCCGGCGGATGCTCTGGAATCGCTACAATATGTCGAACCCGAATCCCAAGGCGGTCGAGATCGGCCGGGATCAGATCGCGGCTGTGGCTCATGCGGTCGGAGTGCCCGCCTTCAAGGCCACCGAGGAGCTGCACAACATCCCGCTGAAGATCCGCGTTGACACGCAGGTCCGCAAGGATACACTCAAGGAAGAGAGCAGGATCTTCTCCTATGAGTCGATCGGTGCGGCTGGCTCTGGCTCTGGGGAGAAGGGGGGCACCTCTCACCAGAATCCTCCTTCACAAAGAGCTGTGCCAGCACCGTCATGGAAGCGTTAGCCTGATCTCAAACCACTGCGAGGAGTCCGGTTCATCCTCCCTTCAACAACCAATCGGCCGCCGGACTCCTCGCTCTCTTATATATGATCACGCTCGAGCTTCCATGGCCGCCCTCGATCAACCATTACTACCGGTACGTGCGGAACCGGGTGGTGGTGAGTCGCCGCGGCAAGGACTTTCGTCAGGATGTCTGCGACATCGTGGCCGAGCTTGACGTCCAGCCGATCACCGGGCCCGTTGGGATCTCGATCGTGATCGCACCGCCGGACAAGCGGCGGCGGGATATCGACAACATCCAAAAACCTCTCCTTGATGCGCTGGAAGCCGCTGAGAAAATTTTTGTAAATGACAGTCAGGTCGTGAGCTTGACGATCAAGAAGAAGGCGCCCGAGCCGCCGGCGGGGCGTGTGACCGTACAGGTCTGGGAGGTGAGTCTCGATGCCCTTGCCTAGTGGAACTTGGACGTGGGATGAGTGGGTGGCGAAGGGCTTCCCGAAGCGGACGCCGCCTCCGTGCGCTGATGAGAAGCACGACTGGGAGGGCTTCTTCCCGGAGAATGAGCATGAGCATGAGCACGGAACCCGGGGGATGACTCACCGGGAGGAGCGACGCTGTACCCGGTGCAACCTGACCGAGTTCGGGCCCCGGGTCCGATGCGATTGCGGGGAGGAGGAGTTCGATAATGAAGACAAGCTGTGAGATCGCGGACGTCTACCCGGTGGCTTCGATGAGCTACTCGATCCATCACAAGGCTGGTGCGGAGCCGGGTCATCCCACCACCCTCCGTGTCGATTACCAGATCGCACCCGATCCGCCACACCATGACAGGATGCAGGTGAGTGAGTTCATCTGTCTTGATCATAAGGGCTTCGCCCTGAAGAAGGCCGAGAAGTGGTGGCGCAAGAGGAGCAAGCAGCCGGTGCCCGACTCCGTCGAGCGGGGCTTTTACCTCGCCAAGTACGGCGCCCTCCGCAAGGTGAACTCCATCGGGGTGCTCATGGAGGACGGCTTCCAGCGCGTCGTCGATGCGAAGATAGGGAGCCTTCCAACGGAAGAGGAAATATGTAAAACTCTTTAAGCTTGAAGAGAGGGAAACAGAATGGCAGACGCAACCAAGACGGGTGATTCTCACCAGTCAACGAAATGCAGGGCCGCGCTTTACTATGCCGACATGGGATACCCGGTCTTCCCATGCAAGGCGGGACGGAAGGAGCCGATCACATCCCACGGCTTTCATGATGCCACCACGAACACCCCCCAGATCGAACGCTGGTGGGCGGCTCACCCGGAGGCGAACGTCGCGATCGCAACCGGTGGGCTGATCGTCATCGATGTCGACGGCGCCGATAACAAGTGGCCGAACTCCCGGGTGTTCGAGGAGCAGCTTGGCCGGGCAGCATGTCCGATCAACATCACTCCCCGCGGTGGCCGGCACATGATCTTCCTGCAGCCTGAGGATGAGGACTTCCACAATACCACCTCCAAGCTGGCGCCCTCCGTGGATACGCGGGCGACGGGTGGGTATATCCTCGTCCCGCCCAGCGTGGTTGACGGCAAGCGATACCGCTGGGCGGATACGCTCGAGCTGGACATGGCGCCCGATCAGCTTCCCGTTCCGCCCGAGTGGCTGATCGAGGAGCTTCGCCGGGTGTCGAGCGGACGCTTGAGCTCAAGCCGGGGTGTGGCCGAGGTGGTGGCGAACGATATCCGCGAGAGCTTTCGGAACGATACGCTCACCAGCCTTGCGGGCTCCATGCGGAGGCGAGGGATGAGCGTCGAGGAGATCGTGGGTGCCCTGCATGTCACCAACAAGATGCGGTGCAAGCCGCCGCTGCCGGATGGGGAGATCGCGAAGATCGCGAGCTCCGTGGGGCGGTATGATCCGGATCTCGTTGCGGTGAGTCGTGCGGAGAACTTCTGGGGTCAGAGCTTCGGCGGAGGTCTTCCGAACTCCTCCTCTCCGGTCGAGCGCGTGAAGCTCCCCGAAGCTCCCCCCATTCCCGACGAGCTCCTCCGCATCCCGGGCTTCGTGGATGATCTCGTCCAGTACACCATGGAAACAGCACCGTACCCGAACAGGATCATGGCCTTCGCGGGAGCTCTGGCGCTGATGAGCTTCCTCACGGGCAGGAAGATCCGGGATCAGGGCGATAACCGCACCAACCTGTATATCCTCGCGCTCGCCCACTCAGCGGCGGGGAAGGACTGGCCGCGGAAGGTGAACACCCGGATCCTCCATGAGATCGGCCTCGCCGATCGGATGGGCGATAGGTTCGCGAGCGGGGAGGGGCTTTGCGATAGCCTGTACATCAGTCCGAATATGCTTTACCAGTCTGACGAGATCGATAGCCTGTTGCGGCAGGTGAACACCTCGAAGGATGGGCGCATGGAGAATGTCATGGCTACGCTGTTGACGATGTACTCCAGCTCGAACACCGTTTATCCCATGCGTCGCCGTGCCGGCGATGAGGCTCCCCGGGTGATCAACCAGCCGGCGCTTACCATTCTCGGCACTGCGATCCCCAACCATTACTACGAAGCCCTGTCCGATCGGATGCTTACGAACGGCTTCTTCGCCCGGATGCTGATCTTGGAGAACGTCAAGAGAGGCAAGGGACAGGAGCCGGTCATCAGCAATATCCCGGCTCACATCATAGATGTCGCCCGCTTCTGGGCGGACTATCGCCCCGGGGAGGGACACCTTGATGACTGGCATCCCGTGCCTCAGATCGTGGGCCGGGATGAGGACGCTACGGATCTCCTCATAGAGGGCCGGGAGAGGGCTGATGTGGAGTATTCCAAGGCGGAAGGCTCCATGGATGCGGTGGGCACCACCGTGTGGGGCAGGTTCAGCGAGCAGGTCAGGAAGCTGTCGCTCCTGTATGCTGCGAGCGTGAACCATGAGGCGCCTGTCATCACCGGGGCGGCTGTGCGCTGGGCTACCTCGTTCATGGGCTTCCAGTGCAATCGAATGCTCTACATGGCGAGCCAGCACGTCAGCGATAACCCGTTCCATGCGCTGTGCCTCCGGGCGATGAAGAAGATCAGCGAGGCGCCCGGGAGCCGGCTGCCTCACTCGGTGCTCCTGAAGAGGATGAAGGTCGATAGCAAGGTGTTCAGCCAGATCATACAAACGCTCACGCAGCAGGGCGATGTGGTGATCCTTGAGGAGGAGACCGAGGGGCGGCCGAGGCTGGTCTATGCGGCGAGTTGATGGGGAGGTGGTGCGGTGAGCTTCGAGAACCTTAATGAGCTCAGGGAGTGGCTGGCGGAGGCCTCTCCGGACACTCTGTTCGCTGATGGCTTTGAGGATGCGATCATGGGCGTGGCTGTGCAGGGTGGGAAGCATAACCCGGTGGTGGTGTACGATCGGGCGCGGTGCCTCGAGATTCTCATGAGCCGGGATGGGATGAGTGAGGATGAGGCGGAGGAGTTCTTCTGCTTCAACACTGAGGGCGCGTGGGTGGGGGAGTATACGCCTGTGTGGCTGTCTAGGGTGGGTGATGGTGAACGAGGGGTGAACGTGTGAATATGCGAGAAGGGGCTTAGAAGGGTATATAGATATATAATATATATATATCATATATATATTTCACCTTTCACCCCTTACTCTCTCACCTTACAGTATTGTGCCCATGAGAGCACACCCTTCTATGGTAAATACGATTACTCTCATCCCTCGTAGCAAACGCGATTGTTCCCATGTGCGTGTGTGTGAGAGAGGGGGAGTGGGGGTGAAAGTGAAAGAAGGTCAAAAGCGGCTGTGGTGTGTGCGGTGGCCTGAGAGATGCGTTTTACGCGGGGTGAAGTAGGCCCTCCCGGGGTGAAAGAAGCTCCTCCCTGTAATGGTTTTCACCCAGTTTGTCGCCGTATCTGGGGTCAATGAAAAGGCGCCGGCCGTGGGTGCGGCCGACGCCATGGAATGAGATGGTTGCTAGTTAATTGGCTGGTTCAGAGTAGTAGCGTCGAAAGACCTCCTCCACGATTTTCTGGTGCTTGGAGCTCTCTCCGTCAAGCTCAAGCCCGGCGGCCAGTAGCTTGCGGTGAAGCTCACGGCGCTTGGCCGTGGTGCAATCCCGCGGACCGTAGTGCCGGTAAGCGTGGTTCCAGAACCATGCGATTCCCATGTAATCGGGAGTCTCGAGGAACTCCTCGTCGAGCTTGACGAGCTTCATGTAGCCGTCGATGCTTATCTGGTTGTGCGTTATGGTTGTGATTAGGTTGTCGCGGTGACTCATGGTCACGCCTCCTTCAGCTTAGCCTTGGGCCTCTTCCCGAAGGCGAAATGTGGGTCGTCCTTGCTCACCTCGAACGTGGCTGTGAGCTCGATGGTCTTCCCCCGGATATCCTCCCCGAGGAGACTGGCTGGGACACTGACCCAAACCTTGGATCCGTTTTCCAGCTTGACGATCATTTTGAGCTGATCTCCGAACTGGCTCACCTGATTCTTGACTCCGATCACCTCCCCGGTGACCTCGACTCGACCGCTGGGCGCCGGCCCTTTCGGCTTCGCGTCTTCCCGGGCTCGATCGTTCGCTCGGCCCCATGCCTTGATCAGGGCCGCCACTTGCTTTTCGGAGAGGGAGCTGTAGCTTTCCAGCTTGCTGATCACGATTTCGAGGAAGCTCATTTCCTTGTTGGGTCCCCAGTCTACGCGGGGATCGTTGGCTTTGTAGGCTTCCCAGATCTCCTTCACGACCGGGTTCTGGTCGAGGAACTCAGCTCGCTTGGTGGCCAGCTCCTCGGCTTTCTTCTTGGCCCGGTCCTCGCGTCGCTTGGCTGTGGCTTCTCGCCGGGCTTTGCGCTTGGCCTCCCGGGTCTCGTAACCCTCCGCGGTTCCCCCGTCAGGGCCGAGCGTCTCTTGGTAGCCCACCACTATTTTGATCACCTTGTTCCGATACAACCGATTGGCCTCATTTTCTTCCGGGGCTTTGGATATTAGCTCTGTCCACATATCGTGGGCCTTGGTGCCTTTCTTCGAGAGCTGTTTCCCGGATCCAGAGCATCCAAAGCATCGCGTCCCATCCATGGGATTGTAGGAAAACTCACCCGACCCACCACATCGAGAGCACTCGGTCGTGTCGTAAATGAGCTTCATTTCTCGTCTCCCTTCACCAGTAGTGTACACGGGATTAATCGCGATGTCAAGGGTTTCCTCCAGCCGCTTTATGCTTTCGATCGTATCGCCTGACCTCGGCCTTCCATTTCTTCAGCCGGGTCTTGGCCAGCTTCGCCTTGCGTTCCCACTCGGCCAGCTTGGCCCGGGCGTTGGCTTCCTTGGCCGTGGCCTTCTCCTCTTCCGTGGGAACCTTGGGCCCGGACTGGGCCCGGATCTTGGGCAGGTCAGCCGGGAGCCACGCGCTCACGTCCTGCCGGCAGTTGTAAACGTCCCGGTCCATGTCACCGTGCCGGATCCCGAAGCAGTGCATCAGCTCATGCTCGAAGAGCTGGGCGACGTTGGTGAGCCATTTCATTTTGAGGCCCTCGGGAGCTCTCTTTGGGCTGGGAAGCCTCACGGTGATGGTTCCTCCATGGAGCTCATGCCGCGGGTAGTAGGCGAACCCGCTGAACTCTCCATATAGGACGGTGATGCTCATCCGCTTGATCTCCCCGCCATGGTGGTTCACACAGGCCACGAATAGCTTTCGCAGGTCGTCCGTTCGGTAGTGCGTCTTGTTGGTTATCTTCACTCGGCTCCTCTCAATTTATTGATGACGTCTTGACTCATCTTCTTGCGTGGGTACAACTCTGGGAAAGCGTCCGACAGGATGCGCCGGCCAGAATGGCCGCGGCGCTTGGCTTGGGCCACCCGGGCCCACACGTCTCGCCTCCATGTGCAATCGTCTTTCTTCCAGTGAGACATGACGAGCCGGGCATAGGCGAAGCTCTTCTTGCAGTAGCCGCACGTCACGCGGGGACGCTTTTTACGCTTGGCTCTCAAGATGCGAGTCCTTTCTTCTCTCTCCAGTCCCGCCAATATCTTGACCCATGGTTGGGTCGGTAGTCCGGGAGCTTGGTTCCTTTCTTGGGGAAGACTCCGTAGAACTTGAGAACCTTCCGGCGATCCACCTTCCGGGGATCCGTGTCGATCAGGGTCTTCCCGTCTCGGCCGAGCAGGATGACATGGCCCGGAACCAGAGCGACGTAATACTTGGCTCCGAACTCGGGCGCCTTCCGTCGAGCCTTCCCGACCGTGGGGTTCTTGGGCAGGGAGCTCAATCGCGATCGGACTGAGAACCGCGTTCGCAAGGCTCGCGTCAGGTCGTCGATCGTGTGAAGGTAATGCACCTTGTCGGAGACCCTGAGAGCCTTGGCCACCGCGAGCACACACAGATTCTTGTTTGGGTTTTCCCGGTTGTTGCTCTGGCTTCGACTGCGCTCTCTTTTTGTTCTGGCTATCTCGGCTTCCATTACTTCGCCGCCCCGTCCCGGGTGAGCTTCCTCGGCGGATGTGATTATCCGCCAAGCCCACTGGTGGGAGCTCTCTCTCGAGCGCCTCTCTGGGATCGTCCATTTCTTGGCCATTAATCTCCCTTTCAACACCAATATAATACACGCGATAAATCGCATTGTCAAGCCTTAATTGAAACCCAGAAGAACAGGGAATCAGGTGGGGATCAACGCGAACCGCACCCGGCCCGGCTCCAGAGCAGAAAACTCCCGGCCGCACTCACCGCCGGCAGCCGGGCCCAGCCGTGACGCAGCGCGTCATGCGCCGGCCTTCTGGGCGCATGGGTAGCATGGTGCATAGCACATGGGCGAGCGTGTGCGTGTGGTGCGCGGTGCCGTGCGTGGCGTGGGGTGGGCTGGGCGTGGCTATAGATGCGGCGGCGAACTCGGCCCGGGGGGTGGGGGGGGGTGGCTGAGAATGTGGTGGGGCCCCATATGGAATAGAAAAGGACACGCCTACTAATCGAGGTAAATATTCCTTGACAATGCGATTAATCTCGTATACTATACTAGTGTTGAAAGGAGGTCTGAGATGACCGTTTTGAGTCCGAGCGAGTTGAGCTCGGTCTTCTCGAAAGCCGAGGCGGCTGGTCACGAAGCGGCGACCGTTCACACGCCTACTCCCATGATGGTGGTTCAGGGGGCAAGCCCTTACGTCACCGCCAAGGAGTGGCACGTTCCTGAAGGAGTGTGCGGTTTCGCATGGATCGTGATCACGCCCGGGACTTCTCGGGAAGCCAAGTTCGCCAAGAAGTATCACGGTGCCAGAACGCACTACTACGGCGGGGTGTCGATCCACGTCCACGAGTACGGCCAGTCGATGGAGCGGAAAGAGAAGAAATAACCCTTGACAATGCGATCAATCGCGTGTACTATACTACTGTTGAAGGGAGGTTTGAGATGGCGAGATTTGAAGTGATCGGGCGGCGCCCGCCGTTCGATGACGTGATGGACGAGGTCGAAAGCACCAAGGAAGCATTCGAGATGATCCGCGAGCTGAAGAAAATCAACCGGGAAACCGACGCCGGCTACGTCGCCTTCTTCATCCGGCCGAAGGGATTCCGAGGGATCCCGGGAGTGGCGGCATGATGGGCTACATGAGGCGTCGGGGAGTCTTGGACCCAATGATTGTCCGGGTCTTGAAAGCCGAAGATAATCCCAAGGGAATTTGGCTGGATTCCAACGAGATTCACAAGAGGGTGGGCTTCTTATCGTGGCTCGAAGAGGACTTCTTGCGTCGCCGGCTCTTGGTCCTGTCTAAAAATAATCCTCATGTAAAGCGCCGAGTGGTCGGCGTGGGGGGGGCGAGGCGGAAGACCGCGGAATACAAGTGGGAGGCAAAATGAACGAAGAAGAGATGTCCAACGATTTCACATGGGGAAAGGAGAGAGGCCGCAAAGAGATCCTCGATAAACTCCGGAAAATTCGAGATCTTGGCGATATCCAAGCTGTACTTCCCAACTGGCTCGACCAGTTCATCAAGGAAAACACCCCAGACGAGAAGGAGGCAAAATGAGTCACATGACAGAGGAAACCGGAGTCAAGTGCATGGTCGGCCGGATGAACGCCGGCTACGAGATCATCGGGCAGTGGCCAGCGACCGAGGACGGCGGGAAGGTTGTGGTTCTCGGGCACAAAAAGGAGGGATACACCCCTTACGTTCTCTGGACGGTCTTCCCCAGCGCGGACACCAACCCGGGAGGCGCCCATGAGAACATGGAGGAGTTCCACTGGGGCCACTACCACATGGACTTCGAGAGTGCCATGGAAGGGTTGAGCGGTAAACTGGGACTGGCCGCATTCAAATTGAAGGAGGCAAAATGACAGACGCACTGGAAGGCTACACCCTGCCGGCAACGCCGGGAGAGATCGGAACGGCGATCAAGTGGGACGTAGGCGCCGCGGAGGAGTTCGCGTTCCAGCTCCTCGAAGACGTGAACCATCACAAGCTGGCCAAGCTGTTGCTGATCGGGATGAACTTCAGCGATGAGGAGCTGGCGCTGGTTCTTCGCTACCTCGACAAGCCGGCCAAGCCGGTTACAAGCGCGTTCACTTGCGCCGATGCTCACCCGGACACTCCCCCGTGTGAGCCCCATGATTAATTCCCTTGACAATGCGATTAATCCCATGTATTATACCAGTGAAGGGAGAAAGAAATGAGGTACTCGTCAGGGACCGGGGACGGCTGGGTCGGGAAAGCCGTCAAGGACCGGGACGGAGTGACCGGGGAAGTGGCCGGCCACTACTACAGCTATGACAAGGAGTGGACGGTCTTGGAGATCGTCTTCACCGGGGAGCCCGAGAAGTACCGGGTCTTCATGGGCAACCGACAGCCCGACAAGCCTGACCCGCGGCGGGTGAAGTGGGAGATGAGGGATGAGATGGGCTCCCAGTGGGTGCCCTTCTCGGATCAGGATCCGGACTATTGAGAGGAGAAAGAAAATGATGACACGCGACGAAGCACTGCTGTTCGGGGGAATCCTCACCAGCCTCAAGAAGCGACTCGCATCCGCAAAACACGAGCTCTCGAACGTCCAAAATCCACCAGAATCGGACGAGCAGAGAGCTAAAAGGCAGGACTACCGATACATGCCACACTTGCGAGGCCGCATCGATGAGCTCACGGCAGTGATCACCGAGCTTTTGAAAACTGCAACGGGAAAATGAAGGGAGGCACCATGTACAAGATCGTCAGAATGTTTGACCGCGGTGGGAGCCGCATCATCAAGCGCGGCTTGACCTTGGAAGAGGCTCAGGCCCACTGTCAGGATCCGGAAACCTCTTCGAGCACCGCGAAGAGCTCGAAGAAGTTGGCTTACACCCGGGCCCACGGTCCATGGTTCGACGGCTATGAGGAGTGCACAAGATGAAAAGGCCAGAAGGACTCGAGTATTACACGGCTGACGAAGTCGCGGAAACCATCATTGACCTTAAGCTCCCCGGCCTCTACGAACGGCTCTGGGAAATCCTCTCCGAGGTCAAGCCGAAGAACCGCAAGGCGATCGGCGGGGAGCCGGGGCGTGACGAGGATGGGCAATTGCGCGTCGAGGCCCCGGAAGAGGCAATCGGATCTTCCACGGAAGATTGCGCTCCCGCGTGGTGGAGCAAGCTGACCGAGACGCAACAGCGGCACGTCGCCGAGTGCTTCAGAAAGGAGATGGGGGAATGATGCAAGCCTACACCACTCCCGCCTACGTCATGGACGGAACCCTGTTCGACCTGTTCGTGACTTACAAGGGTTCGCGGAAGGAGCTGAGGCCACTGCTCCTCGGGAAATCCTACACCGAGTGTCAGGATCTGGCCGACAAGGAATGGAAGGCTGGGAAGAAGCTGGGCTTCTGCCACACCTGCGGATCCAACGTGGAGCCGTGGTACTCTTCCCGGTATGTCATCAAGAGATCTCGTTTTAGAAGGAGGTAAGGATGGCCTTTTTCGGATGGAGTTACCCGGCCGGCTGTTCCGGGCCCCCGGACGATGGTTTAGATGACCGGGAGTCGTGGCAGTATCTCTACAGGTGCAAGTGCGGTGCCTTCCTTCCCCTGAAGGCCGACGAGCGTCGAGATGTCGTGGAACTTCGCCAGTGTCCCGGCGACCCGGAAGACCCTGACTTCGGTTTTTGCCTGACTGGGAGAGAAGGCGCGGAGCCGCATGAACCGCATGAGGTCGTCTGGGGTAGTGGGGTGGAACTTTTCTTCACCTGCAAGCGGTGCGGCAAGGAATCAAAAAAGATTGAGCAATAAAGGAGGCGAATGATGTACGGTAAGCCAAGAATTATTTTCCAGAAGAATGGTCAAATTGTTCTCGCCGGCAGTGATGGCGAAGGTGGGAGTTGGCACCCTGTCGGGTTTGTTACGTGGAGATCTCCCGGTTCGTGGAGGGCTAAAGTTTTGAAAGATGAATGGGATCGATATGGAGGATTTGAATATATTGAGGCCAAGAATGGAAAGGCCTTGCGAGAAATCATCAACAACAAATACAAGTGGATAAAAAAATAACTTGATCCCCGCGCCCCCACTTGGCACATTGAGCATGACCGCTTATAAGTTTGAGGGGGCACTCATGCCGATCGAAGAACGCGACGGGAAATTTTATACACCAGCCGGGATGGAAGTATCTGAGGGGTTTGTCAACCAGACCTTCAAGAAGGGCGCCGAGTGGAAAGGCAACCGCCTTGGCCGGCCGAAGAAGAAAACCCTGTCCGAAGAACTGTATGACCTTCTCCAAACGGAGAAGAAAGATGGGGTCACCCACCTCGAAGCCCTCGCCAAGGTGATTCTCCAACAGGCACAGCGCGGTCGATTCCCTTTTATCAAGGAGATCTTCGAGCGGATGGAAGGGAAGGTGGCCGACAAGACGCAACTCAGCGGCCTTGACGGAAAGCCATTGTTTGAAGTGATGGATATGTCTGATGAAAAGCGACGAGACTCTTTTTACCGACTCCTATCAGGATCAATCGCTTCAACTGACGATGGCGGCGAGCGATCCGGCGGCATTCGCGGTAATGGCCTCGAGAACTAAGTGGAAACCCTACCCGCATCTCCTGTTGATCGCTGAGAAGCTCCAGCAGGTTTTCCACGGTTCCTGCCGGCGCCTCATTGTGATGATGCCCCCGCGCCATGGCAAATCAGAATTCATCTCGAAATTCTGGCCGGCGTACTACATCATCCGGCGTCCAGACGCCCGGGTGATTCTGGCGAGCTACGAGTCGGACTTCGCCGCGAGCTGGGGCCGCAAGGCGCGGGAAGTGGTGGAGACCATGGGGCCGTACTTCGACGTCCACGTCCGGACGCAATCCTCCGCGGCCCAGCGTTGGGATATCGACGGGCGTGACGGCGGCATGGTATCGGTCGGCGCCCGGGGCCCGCTCTCCGGTCGTGGTGCGGATACCATGATCATTGACGACCCGGTGAAGAACGATGAGGAAGCGAACTCGGAATCGTACCGGGAAAAGATTTGGGACTGGTACTTGTCGACGTTCAGCACCCGGCTCCACAAGGGCGGCTCGATGATCATCGTGATGACCCGCTGGCATGAAGACGATCTTGTCGGACGGCTTCTTCAAGCCGAGAAGGTCGGCGGCGAGAAGTGGGACGTCCTCGATCTCCCGGCGATCGCCGAGAAGACGGAGGATTACGGCCTGTTCAAGCGGAAGATCGGGGAGCCGCTCTGTCCCGGCCTGATCCCACTCCCGATGCTCAACGATATCAAGGGCCGGCTGGGGGATTACTGGTGGGGGGCACTCTACCAGCAGCGTCCCTTCCCCAAAGGCGGTGGCATATTCAAGCCGGACATGGTCCGGAAGGTGAACTCCATGCCGAAGAACTGCCTGAAGGTCCGCGCATGGGATCTGGCGGCGAGCAAGACCGGGAAGCGCACCGCCGGTGTGTTGATGGCGAAGACGCTCGAAGGCGAGTACCTGATCGGCGATGTTTTCCTTGGCAAGTACGAACCGGCCGAGCGTGATCAGATGATCAGAAAGGTTGCCGAGCGGGACGGACCGGAGGTTGCGATCAAGATCGAACAGGAACCCGGCTCCGGCGGCGTCGCCCAGATCCACACCCTCGTCCGCAAGCTCGGCGGCTTCAGCGTGGAGGGGATCCGGGTGACCGGGGACAAGCTCACCCGGGCAGACCCGGTGGCGAGTCAGGTAAACGTGGGCAACCTTTCGATCGTGACGGGAGACTGGAACGAGCCGTTCCTGAAGGAGCTCGAAGCCTTCCCGACCGGGACGTATTGCGATCAGGTCGACGCTCTCTCGTTGGCCTTCGGCCACCTCTGCATGAGGGCGGCGGGTGCCGGGTTTTACAAGCGTCTCCCGGGAAGGTTTAGAAAAAGTCCTGTGGACGAGCTTCTCGAAGGGAGTCGTGATAGACTGTTTGACAAGGACGATTGGCGTTCCGGAATGCCCGATCGATAAGGGGAATCATCGATGACACTACCACTGATTGAAGGCCGAAGTTTTAACTCCGAGCTCTACAACCGGGCGCTGACAAGCGCCTACCGGGTATGGCTCAGGCTGTACGATCAGGATTACGCCCTCGCCCGGGAGCCCGACGCTTGGGAGAAGATCCACCGGGATCCCACGATCTGCCAAGCGATCGAGCAGCGACTCAACGCCGTGGCAGCTCGAGCGTGGCGGATCGAGGCGGCCACCGATCAGGACGATGATGCCCGGGCAGCTCAGGTTGTCGAGGAGATTCTCGGTCAGGTCAGACAGTTCCAGTCAGCGAGGAAGATCCTTGCCGGCGCGATCTTCCGCGCCCGGACCTACGCCTTCATCGAAGGGCGCCCCCAGACGTTCACCATAACGGACGACGAGCCGCGAACGTGGTGGATTCCCCTTCGACTCCGCGACGTCGATCGGCGCCGGGTCAGGTACGTTCCCGTTCACACTCCCAACAAGGACGGCTCTGAAACCCTCTCCGTCGCGACTCAGTTGTGGAGCGTCGACAAGGCGGAGTACGTTCCGATGAGTCACCCCGAATACTTCGTCCGCGTCAAATATAATGACGAGGAGGGGCGACTTTCGAGCGGCAGAGGGCTCATGGATAGTTTGTATTTCTACTGGTGGATAAAGGGCATAATATGGCGCGAGGGCTTGGGTGGGCTTGAGCGCTGGAGCCAAGGAATTATCATCGGCAAGATCGACAGTCTCCGCGAAGGCGTCACCACCAAGCAGAACGCAGACGTCCGTGACGAAATGTTCGAGGCGCTCCGCGACATGAGGGCCCGCCACGTTATCGTGGTCGGCAAGGAAGACGAGATCGAGGTCAAGGACGGCGGAATGGCTGGCCACCAGATGGTGACCACCTTCCTCAAGTACATCGACGAGAAGATCCTCGCGCTTTGTCTCGGCTCGTCGCTCCCCTATGGCGGTGGTGATTCGGGCGGATCCTACGCCCGGGCAGCGGTCGAGGAGAACTCCGCGGAGCAGCTCGTCCAGTTTGATCGGCAGAAGATGGACGAAGATCTCACCAACGGCCTGATCGGGCTGGTGTGGAGAATGAATCGCGGTGTACTGGTAGCGATGGGACTCGGCAACGCCCGGATGCCCCGCTTCAGCTCCGTGCAGGAGAAGAAGGAAGACCCCCAGATCGCCGCTCAGATTATTGCCCAGATGGGACAGGCCGGCTTACCTCTGAGACTCGACGAGGTATACCACAAGATCGGATTCAGCAAGCCGCGTGACGGAATCGATGATGTGTTCGAGGGCGCCGCTCCGGACATGGGGAGTATGCCGGGAATGCCCGAGGGTATGCCGGAGCCGGGTGGTCAACCCTTCACCGAGAAGCCCAGCCATGGCGGACCGGGATGAAAGGAACGCGAAGAGGCGGCGGACGCCGCCCGGAAAATGGAGCCCGAGGAGGTCAAGAAATGATCCACCGGATGAAAGCCGTCCGGAAACCCGCTCCGCTGGTGACGTGGAAGTTCGAGCGAGGTGGCCCCTGCAAGCGCGGGGAAACCGCCAAGAGCTCCGGGTGCATCCCGGCGAAGAAGGAGGAGGCCGCTCCCCGGGAGAAGAAGGCCGCTCCCGAAGGCGGTGGCAAAACGAAGTCCGAGCTCATCATGGAGCAGTGGGCGAAGGAGAGGGAACAGAAGGAGAAAGCCTCGAAGCTCGAATACGACGCTCCCCGATCGGAATTCCCGGCAGACGACGAGGTCCGGTACGCAGAGAGGTGCATTGATCCGGAATCTCTCGAGAAACTGGTAAGCCCGGAGCTGAGAGGTGAATTCAAAAGATCCGGGCGTAACCGGGGATGCGAGGAAGTCGACGAAGGGTGGTGGGACGGCCTGTCTGATGTCCAGAAACTTTCACTCGAGGAATACACGGCAAGGTCAACCGAGGTGAACTCCATTCTCCGGGGACTTGACGTACCGGAAAGCGACGTCAGCCAGCGAATTGCCAATGAGCTCACTGGCCTGTTCGATTCTGACAAGGCAAATCTTGCAGAGAGCCGCGTGGTCTTCCGCGGCGTAAGCGGTGGCATGATGGCGCCGGGAGCGACAAGGGGGGAGGGCTCGGAGGAAATGCGGAAGTCCGCCGCGAAGACACTGGAACAGCTCAAGTCTCTCAAGCTGGGCGACGAGTTCTCGATGGGCGGATTCCAGTCGACCTCCGCCAGCCCGCATATCGCCGGGAGGTTTTCCAAAGAAGGTTCCGGAGACGTGATGCTTGAGATCAAGACCGATCGCGGCCTCCCGATCTTCAACCATTCGCAAGTATCGAGCGAGGAGGAGATTCTTCTCGGAAATGACTGGACGTACAAGGTGACCGGGATCGTGGAGAACGCACAGTACAAGATTCATCGTGATAAATTTATCAGCGCCGGCTACACGTACGGAGAGGGAATCGAGGCTGAGTATTACCAGCCCGACCCCGAGGGCACCATGGAAACGAAACACGTCCTGCAGGTGGAGCTGGTGCGGAAGGAAAAGGAATGAAAAAGGAAGACCTAGAGAAACAGGAAATCCGGGCACAACGGTTTTCCCAGCCGGCACAGTTTGTCCGGATCCTGAAACGCCCGGACGCGAAGCTCAAGGGAACGCCGGTCACCGCCATGAAGGCGACAGCCAAGCCGGCGGCCACGTTCACATGGAAGTTCGATCGCGGTGGCCCGTGCAAGCGTGGCGAAACTGCCAAGAGTTCCGGCTGTATCCCGGCGAGTAAGGAGGCTGGCCCGAAGAGAGAGGCGAAGCCGAAGGAAGAGAAACCCACGAAGGCTTCTCCCGAGTATGTGACGGAAACATATAAAAAAAGTTTTGATGGAATGTGGGCCCGTATAAAAGAGGGGTCAGAAAAACCTACTCAGGCAGATTATGATTGGTGGGCAGAGCAAGAAAAGAATCCGGATGTACAGAAAGCCCTTGCCCAGATCGAGACTCCCCCGACGAGTGACAAGTATTCACACAAGGAGACAATCACCCTCCCAGACGGCACAGAAGAAGAGATAACCGTGTGGGATGAGGATAGGAAAGCCAAGTGGGAGAAATGGAAAGACGCTCTTCCGGAGACTCACAAGCTCCGGAACGAAGCCAAGGCCAAGCCCGGAACACGTCCCCGGGCGGTGATCCTTCTCGGTCCTTCCGGTGCCGGCAAGACCTCGAAGGTTATACCGATGTTGAAATCGGTAAAAGATTCGGTGGTTGTCAACGCCGATGACTTTAAATTCGTCATGACTGATCCACCCTACAATGGTATGAATGCGGGTGTACTCCACAATGAAAGCTCGACCATGGCTGTATCAATGTACGAGGAGGCCGTTGAAGGCGAATATAACATCACCCTCGACCAGACAGGCCGCGATGCGGACAAGATCGCCAAGCAACTCGATGCACTGGCCGATGCAGGATATGACGTGGAGTTTCACTTGGCGGACGTTCCCGGACGATCGGCGGCGGAACGGGTTCATCATCGTTTCATGAACGAAGTGGATGCCGATGGAAATCGAACTTTTCGATTCGTACACCCGTTGATGGTACTTGAGGCCATCGACCACAATCCCCAGCGAACCTACGAACTGTTAAAAGGCCACGGGGCTGTGAAGCGGCATAGTCGATGGAACACCGATCAACCCCACGGGGAGCCGGCGGTGCAGATCGAAGATGTTTGCGTCGACGAGAGTTACATAGGATGTTCAGAGAGGAGTAATTTCATGGAAAAAGAGGAGAAGAAGGGCAAAGAGGGAAAGGACATTACCGTTCACCACGACAAGGAAACGATGGAACGGGAGAAGGCCAGAGTCGCGGCCGGATTCGATATGTGGGATCACGGCGACATCAAGCCGGAAAATATGTGGGATGTGAGCGATTACCTTACGAGCTTCGTGATTGACAAAATGAAGCGGGAGAAAACAGGGCCCTTCGCAGAGAAGAAGAGCGACGAGCCCAAGATCACGCCGATGAAGAAGAAGGAACCGCTCGAGAAACCGAGGGAAATGGAATGAGTCGGGTCGAATCACCACTCAAGGAGCAATACAAACTCCTTCATCATTCGCCACGGCTTTACGCGAAAGCGATCCGGAATCTTTTGAAGGCGAAGCTGTCGAATAATATGTTCCATGAGGAGGAGGCACTCAAGAAGCTCTCCACGTTGATCGGTGACTCGAACGTCTTGGCGAACCTGTTGGGACGCCGCCGGGCACTGCTGGAATTCGAGCAATACAAGAAACGTGACCAACCGTATCGTCGCGCGTTTCTCTTTGCCGAGGGGGAGCAACAACCTGTCATCCCCACCGTGACCTACGAGACGGCGGTCTTCGATCTCCTTTCCCGGCCCGTCTACGGTGACCAGTTGAAACTTGGCTGGATGGAAGCTCAACGGCTGTATGTCGGAGCCCATTCTTTCGCCCTCGCGAAGACCACCAACGCGGTGTTGACGAGGAAAGTGCAGGATCTGATTGTGAAGTCGATGAAAGCGGGGAGAGATATAATCGACGCCTCCCAAATGATGGCCGCGTTGAGCGAATTTACGGAGGCATACGCGGAGACTGTTTACCGGACAAACCTGACACAAAGTTACGTCGAGGGCCGCTTCCAAGAGGCGAACGATCCGGAGATTGCGGAAGTGATCGGAGGAATGATGTATTCCGCGTTACTCGATCCCGTGACGCGGCCGAATCACAAGGCCGCGGAAGGATTGATCGCGGGAACGAACGATCCGATCTGGAAGAAGCTCAAGCCTCCGCTGGGATTCAACTGTCGTTGTACGGTGGTGATGATGGACAAGTTCACACTCGATGAGTACGGGCTGATTTCACCGGGAGGGGAGGTGAGCCGGGGCTGGAAACTTTCGAGTGGAGCGGTAACGAAGGAACCGCCGCCGGGATTTTTCTTGGCGGGACCGGACGCAAAATTTCTTGCAGGGTAAAGGGGGAACCATGGTTGTCAAAAGCAAGTGGATCAAAATGAGCCTTCCCGTGAGCCGGCCGATGTATGAAGCCCTCCGGGGCCGGGCCGAGAACGAGGGACAGACGAAGGCCGGCTTCATCCGGTCTGTCCTCTGTGGCTCTCTCAAGGAAGAGATGCGCGACCAGCGCCAGAGCCAGAACCAGAAAAAGAAGTAGGATTCGCGTGATTTTCGCGTTTCTTCGCAATTTCTTTCTGGAAACCGGCGCCATCCCTTCCCCTCCATCCGTATGCCTGTCATTATTCTCTACATGGGACGGCGAAAATTCACCTCTAAAGAGGAGAAATGTATCTCAGACAAGGTCAGTCACCTCGTCAAGGATGAGGGTATGAAACAGGATCAGGCTGTCGCCGTGGCAATCCAGAAGTGCACTCCAGCGAAAGCAAAGATGCAATCCCACGATTATTCCAAGGGCCGGGAAGGCTACTCCACCATATACGACGTCCCAATCATGGCCGAAGTTCCCCCGGGAGAACGGGGAAACAAGGAGAAGATCACCCGGGAATGGATGGAGGCCGCCGTTCTCAAGGCGCAAGCCCGGTGGGAGAATGACGGCTACAAGGCACCGCTCCACGTCGCTCATCACGACGCGGGAGGAACCACCGAGGCGGCCGGATTCGTGATGCCCCGCGAGGTGCGGGAGATGAATTATGAGGGAAAAACGATCTGGGCGATATTTGCCGACCTCGAAGTTAGGGATGAGGTTCTCGGACGCATCCAAAAAAAGGAACTTCCGTATCGATCGGTTGAAATCTTCAGTTGGGATAAAGATCCCGAAATTAATAGCCTCGCGCTTCTGGCGGACGATGTTCCGTTTTTCAGGTTCCCACTTCTCACGCTTGGCCGCGAAACTGGCGAAGCTCAAAAATTCACGACAGAAGAACCAGTCGTAGCCGCCCGGTATTCCGAGGCGGGATCTGCCATACTTTTTAGCTTCAAGGGAGGCATAATGCCCAAGAATTTACAGGAAGATCTCCCCGAGGAAGAGAAAATCGTCGAAGACGACACCCGGGAAGAAGTGAAGAAAGAGGACGAGGAAGAAGTCCAGCTCCAAGAGGTCGACCCTCTGGCTGAGATCACGGATCTTCTCCGGGCGATCGCCGCGGCGGTGGGTGTCGAACCTGCCGGCGAGGAGGAGGTCGTGGTGGAGGAAGCCGTCGAAGAGGCACAGCCTCCCGTCGAGGAGTTCAAGGGTGGATCCGCGATCGCGAAACTGAGCGGGAAAGTCGCCGCCCTCGAATCCCAGATGGCCAAGACGAAGCGAAAGGCACAGCTCGTCAGTCTGGTTGACGTCGGCTACGCCCAGCTCGAAGGCCTCGCCGCGGACGAGAACCTGAAATCCCAGATCTTCTCGATCGCGGAAAATTCCCGGGATCCCAAGAAGGCGGTTGACACCTTTGTCGAGTCCTTCAAGAACTCGGTTCCCATGACGCCCCCGGCCACCTTTGAGGAATATCAGGCGGGACTCGGTCAGCATGAGAAACCGGAAGTGATGAAGTTCGGGGAGCAGGGGCCGGAAGTCCTCGCCAAGGCGCGGGAAGCGTCGAAAATGTACGACGAACTCGAATCGCGTGGCGTGATCCACTCGAGCCGTGAGGCATTTATCCAGACAAGTATGGAAACCGAAAATTAAAAAGGAGCATAACCATGGCGCTTTCTGCTGACTTTATTTACGAATCCGCGTCCGATGTTATCCAAGCGGTCCCTGCCGTCAATGGCGACATTTTGTACGCCGGGGCCCTGATCGGAATCGACTCGGCTGGGTACGCAGTGCCGTGGGCCGACACTACCGGGAACAACTTTGTCGGGGTCTGCATGAGGCAGGTAACTGGCGATACTTCCGCGTCCCCGGTCCCCGAAGCGGAGGTCAACACTTCGGGAATGATTCTGAAGAAAGCGACTATCGTCAATGCGAGTAGTCAGACGGACGTTGGTATCCTGTGCTATGCTACCGACGACAACACGTTTACCCTGTCGTCAACTTCCAACGTGAATGCTGTTGGCAGGGTTAGCCGGTGGTACAGTTCCACCACCTGTGACATCGACCTGTTTACTCCGACTGAGTACATGACCCTCCAGTTCTAACAAATAGCTAACAAAGGAGATAGAATATGCCCGGACAGATCGTTACCGCGAATACCTTAACCGCTGGCATTCGCTCCGACTTCGCAGATGCCTACAAGAGCGCCTACAACGCTTCCAAGGAGCGTCTGTCCAACGTGATGGACATGGGAATTCCCAGCGATAAATTAATCGAACTCTATGCGTATTTCGAGACCGCGCCTTTTCCAAGATTATGGAAAAGAGGCGACGCGATCCCGCGTGATGCGTTCGAGAGCGTCCAGTTCAACGTGGAAAATCGCGACTGGGCCATCAGGGTCGAATGGCACGAAAACGACCGTGAGGACGACCAGACGCGCTCCCTGATGCAGAGAGCCCGGGATGCCGGGGCAAATTTTGCCACCCTCCCGGAAAGGGTTTGGTTCCAAATACTAACAGCCGCCGCGTCGACAGAGTTACTCCCCGCAATCCCGAATGCGCCCGATGGCGCGTCCATGTTCTCCGGTTGCTTCCAGCGCCGCGGTCCGGGCGGATGCCTTCGGGTCGATGGAAGTCATGCGGAGTTTTCAGGACACGGAAGGACAGCCCCTCTGGGACGACTCGGTGCTCGACGCGGGCTTCCAGCTCGTCTACGCGGTTGGAAATGACGAGGTCTTCCGCGAGGCGTTCATCCAGTCCCGGACGCTCGACGGCAGTGCCGCGGTCACAAACATCATCCTCGAGTCCGGCCTCAAGCTGGACTTGTGGGCGACCCAGCGGCTCTCTGGCAATGACTGGTACATCTTCGCCAAGGGAGCCCCGTACAAGCCGGTCTTCCAGCAGATCCGCCGGCCGCTCCGGGAAGCCTACTCGAACGTCGACAACTCGGACGAAGCCCGGGCGACGAAGATCGAAGGGGTGCAGTGGGACAGCCGTGAGGGCTATGGCCTCATGCTTCCCTACCAGTGCGTCAAAGTGAATAACTAGTTTTTCCAACCATGCCCTCCGGGGTGTGCCCGTTAGTCGGAGAAAAAAGATGACTGATGAAAAAGTGAATCCTGTGGCGACGGCGGAGCCCAAGGTCCCCGCGAAGAAGAAGGCGAAAGCCAAGAGGGCCGTGGTCAAGGCTCCGGTGATGCCGACCGAGGCAACCGAAACCGGGGCGATCAAGGCGCCGGAATCGACTCAGATCACCCTTGACAAGAAGAAATCAGAAACCCGGTACGAGGTCTGGATGGGCGTAACCGAGGAGTGCCCATTCTGGACGGTCCATGCCGGCGGCCGGGATTTCCCCCGGTTCGTCGAGAGGCTCGTCCGCGACGAGAACAAGAAGGTGACCGGACGGGACAAGTTAAGTGGCAAGGTGGTCACGTTGAGCCCGGAAGATATCACTTTCATCTCCGAGTCAGTCGGGAAAAAGATTCTGAGAAAGGCTGGGAACAAGCCGATGATTCTCAACATCGACGACCCCCGCTACTCCGTCAGCAACCTCGACCGACCGCTTGGCGAGTTTGTATATATGCAGATTATCGGCGGGAAGAACCTGCCGCACAACTGGCGAGAATCAGCTCCTGAGCCGATGGTGTAGGAGCTGGGCAATTAAGGAGCCCGGTAATGCCGACACCGACCGTCAGCGAAGTTCAGACTCAGATTTCCAACATGATGCGGATTCAACTGAATCTGAACGAGTACCTGAACACCACGTCCAGCACCAACTTCATTGCCAATCAGGACACGTTTCTGGCATCCCTTGAAAGCGACTACGAGGGTTCCATCATTGCGGGACTCGACGGCACCAGAGCGGCCCTGAATGTCGCCCTTAACGCCGCGGTGGGAACGCTCGCACCGTTGATCGTCACGATGGGCCAAGCGATTAATGCTCCGGAGACAGATCCGCAGACCCTGATGACCCGTCTGTACGATTATATGATTGCAAACAGCCAGTTTATTGCAAGCCGGGGATTCACCTTCGGCAGTCCTTCGGCGGGTGGAAGCAACACCGGAAACGGCGAGATCATCCGTCTCAATAAGGATGAGAATGATCTTGCAATCGAGAACACCTTTCCGGAACTGAAGACGGCTGAATGCGTTGCCGACGAGTTTTCAGGCGCAACGGCTTCGGAGGAACAGTTCCAGTTCCACGGCGTCGACCCGGCGAAGGATTCCGTAAAGCTGATCGGAAGCGGCAAGATGGGCACTCTCCGATGCGTATCGGCCAGAGACTCACAGGTTGCCAACGCCAGCTTCACGAACTTTTCCGGAACGACATCCGTCCCGACTGCCATCACCAGTTGGACAACGGCAACGATAGGAAACGCCGAGATTGACCAGACGAACTACTACCGGGACGACCCAAGCGATGGCGGCAACCCGGCGAGTTTGAAGTTCACGGGAAACAACAGCGTCCTACAGTTATTCAGCACACAGAACATCACGCTGAATCCGGAAGTCCCCTACGTCTGCCATCTCTACTACAACCGACAGGTCGGAAGTGGAGACGGAACGCTGACGCTTACGCTTGGCGGTGTGACTGCCACCGTGGCGTTGAGCGCCCAGACCGGCTGGAACAAGTTGAATATTCCAATAGGATGCAACTCATGGTTCAAAGACTTCAACACCACAGCCTCTGCCATGCAGTTGAAGATCGAGTTGTCAAGCTACAGCACCGGGAGCGTCCTGATCGACGATGTGATCTTCACGCCCTTCCAATCTTTCGACGGCCTGTATTACTGCCCCGTCGATGGACCGACCAATTTCCTCAAGGACGATATTTTCACTTGGACGGATTCCGCAACTGAATCGGTAAACCAGTACTGGTTCTGGCGGCTGATGGGCCGTTACCTTCCTCATGCCACCGGCGGCTCTGTCACTTGGGCTGATCCCACATAAGGAGAAGAAAACATGGCCGCTGACAATATTATCAACCATGCCGCGATCCACGAAGGATCGGCGCCCGGCGCGAACACTGATATCCTCGGATCTGACATCACGCCAACTTATGGGGTGTCGTGTTTTCGCGTCACGGTACAGGTTACGACGGCAAGCGTCTTGAATGTGATGGTAAAGAAAACGGGCGACACCACCCAGACGTGTGCGCTTAACAACAACATCCCTATTCTGGCCGGCACGTTGAACACGTTTGTCTTCGGCTGCGTCTCTGGACAGACGTACAATTTCCAAGTGGAAACGGACGGACAGATCGACGTTCTACAAATGGACGAGATTCTGGGAGGAGTAATCTAATGGGATTCGGATCACCACAAGGACCGGGAATCACTCCTCTAAAACAATATGACTTGGCAAGCGATCCGGCGAGTGTCATCAATCTTGGTCAGGCATACTGGAAAGATACGGGATCGGGAAACGAGTTCTTCCTCGAGGACGAGACTGGAAACGTCACTCAGGTCACCACGGCAGGAACGGCTGGACTTCGCAATATATTCCCCGCGAGTCTGTACGTCACTGGTGGAAATTTGGGGTTGGGCCTCACCGATCCTGACGAACAGCTTGAGTTGACAGGCCGTCTCCACATGGGACAGATCGCTGCACCGGGAACGACCACTGACAAGTTGTATAACGTAGCTGGAGCCCTGACGTGGAACGGCACGGACATTTCTGCAGGAGGCGGCGGGGGTGCATCAGTGATCGACATGAATGATGACATCGCCATTCGATTCGGAGACGGTCAGGATACAAAGTTGCTCTGGGATACAGCAGATGCGGATGCCCACTATTTTAATATCGCTATCGGCGCTT